ATCGTTGGAGACGGCATCTTCTGCAACGAAACCATTCGCACGAACGAAAGTCGATGCGGTGAAAGCGTCAGCAAAACGGGTGTGAACGACTTGGCCTTTTTCAGCAACATATGAAGAAAAGTCAGTTGTGACAATTTTGTTCAATGGGGCTAAAACGGGAACAAGAGTTCGAAGGGTTTCGGCCGCCACGAATTGTGGGGCGAGACCTTGATTTAATACATTATTTGTGGACATATTTTTTTAGGATAATTAGTTAGAGAAAATTTATTTGATACCCAAGTGAGCAATGATTGCTGGACGGTTCTTGTTGTAGAACGCAACTTTTTCATTGGCGTTCTTGATCCCACAATACTCTGTCCAGATTTCTTCGTTCGATTTAGCAGGTGCAACATTGTCTGCGGATGAAATCTCAACAGGAACAACGCCAGCAGAAGCAACGATGCTTGCTGACTTCTTGGCAACGGTTTCGATTTGTGCAATCGCTTCCGCTTTGATGGTTTCGGCAGATGCCAATGCTTTGGTCAATTCTTCAATCTTGGCGATTGCGGAATCACGCTCGGCAACAATAGCAGAAGTTGCTTCCAACTTTTCTTTCAATGCTTCAAACTCTGCGGACAAAGTTTCGTTCTTCGCTTTCGCTTCTGACAGATCCTTTGCCATTGCTTCCGCTTCGGCAGACTTACCAGAGAAAGCGGTTTTCAATGCTTGGAGAGATTGTTCGAGAGTCATTTTTTAAGATTTGAAACTACGCCAGAGTCAAGCAACCTTGCCACCATTGTGACGCTTCGTTCCTGATTTGTCGTGCTTGGCATCGGTTTCAACTGATTTGTCGCCAGAGTCAGATTCCTCTTTTGCATCTTCTTTTGCTGAATCAGATTCTTCTTCTTCATCATCTTTTTCTTCACACTTCTTTTTATCGTGTGGCTTTCCGCAAGTTGGGCAATTTTCATTGGGGGCAACTCCATCTTTCTTTTCATAGTCTGGAGTGTCCTTCAATTCTGGATCTTCTTCTGGATCGTAGTCTGGATCGTTGGGGTCGGAATAGTCACGCTTGAGAACCGCAGAAACGATTCCTGACAAAGCACGACCAGATGCCATCTTTTTAATGCCATATTCGTCTTTCTCATTTTCGTGTTCTTCACCATTAATTAATTCAGAAACTTCCGCACGCTCATCGTTTTCTTCATCCGCTTCCATTTGTTCGGCAACTTGCTTGTTCAATGATTCCATCAATTCATCGAAACCGTTCACCAATCCTGTGATCAATCCTGCTTCTGCACCACGCTTTCCAGAGAAGCATTGTCCTTCCATTGAAGAATCTTCAACGAATGAACGAACCGCTTTCACCGCAATCTTGAAATCGTTGTGAATGTCGATGACTTCATCTTGCAACATCTTGCGTTGGTTTTCATCCAACGATGTTCCTTGAATTCCAGCACCTTTGAAAATGCCAGACTTGATGACTTCCGCTTTGACACCTTCCATCTCAAACATTTTTGAAATGTCGTTAAAACAAATATACACGCCCACGCTTCCCACGGTTGCTGATGGTGTTGCGTAGAATCCAACATTTGCCTGACTGCCAATCCAATAGGCCGCAGAACACGCTTCATTGCTGGTGAATGAGATCACATCCTTTGAACAATTCTTGATTCGGTTTGCCAATTCAGGAACGCCAACCGATGTTCCACCGCAACTGTCGATGTCAAGAATGATGGTGGTGATTGACGGATCACGCTCACATTCTTCCAGCATTTCTTCAACATCTTCAATGTCGCAACATCCACAAAGCGATTCCATTTCTGAAATGTTTTTTGAAATCACACCCTTAACAGGAACGATTGCAAACGGTGGAAATTTTTGCAGAGTTTCTTTGCAACCAAAGATTGCTTCAAGCATCTCGCCCATATCACTCATCTTTGCACCCATCGGAATTTCAAGAGATGATGCACGCTCAAGATATGATTCCGCCTGTGATGGCTGGATCAGAATCGGTTTGTTTGATTTGATGTCTTTAAGTAAGTTTCTCATTTTGTTAAATTGTTTTAATTAAGGGTTGTCGAGTGGTGTGAATCCATCGTCTGCTGGTTTTGCTCCGTCACCATAAGCGGTGGCGGTTTGATCAATGTCTGCGGATGGAGTATTTGACGGACGGTAAAGCATCGACACGGGAACATTGAATTCCTTTGCGGTGTCGATTAAGAGTCGAGCGTCCGATGCCCTGCGTCTGACTTCCTCAACAGGGTTCATCCCAAGTTCAGCGAAATGGTCAGAGAGCGTCTTGAGGCCCATCTCAATGTCTTTTTGATTTGCTGATGCTTCACGACCAGCGTCAACAGTCACCCTTCGTGGTGTCACCCAATTCACACGATTCCAATCGTCTGTCTTTGGTGCTGGAATGTCTCCGTTGGCGATTGCTGATCCGATGATGTAGGAATACACAGGTGTCAGGAAGCGAGTCATAAACATATGTTGTCTCGCACCGAAACAACGCTCCGCTTTGGAAACAACAAGACGCACGGCCGCACCACCCGCTTTGGTCGGATCGCTTGAAAATTCAAATGGTAAAAATCCAGAAGCGGAATCCCGATTTAAGTGTTCTATAAATCCGTTAAACGAATCGTTAGGCCTATTACTCTGGAAGGATTCAAGTTTCTCGCCAGGCCCAAGTGAAAGAATTTTTCCACCGATGAATGAACCAACCGTTTCTGGGTTATCATAGACTTGGTTTGGATAATCCTGCGGACGCATTCCAAACGCTTCAAAGTCTGCGGTGCTTCCGTCAAACTGTGGATTCTCTCTTGTGATTGTGCGTGTGATGTCTGATGCAGTTTTCACCGCCAACTTTTCCATCGAAAGTATTTCCAGAATGTCGATGAGATTGTTGATGCTATGTTGCAAAGGTGAATATGCCCTTGCACCCGAAACTTGTTCTGGCTGGTAAATGTGGCAGATTGAATTTGATGGAATCAATCGTGTCGTGCCATCTGACTTAATAACATTGTATCCCACGACGGCCCCAAACTTATTGAACATAATCCCGTCCCACATTCCGTCAGGAACGCCAGAAGCGTTTGCAGATGTTCCAACACGGTGTGATTCAATCATCTGAATCAATGGTGATCCGTCTGACGCATAAGTTTTCAAAACGAAAATCTCACCATCGACATCAACTTTTCTGCAAGCAATTTGTTGACACTCCCAGAAGTTAAATCGACCAGACACTTCGCAGGGTTTGTTTGCCCACGCTAAAAACCAATCATAAGCAATCTTGTCCCATTCGTGATCGCCCGATGCTGGCTGGTGACGAATGCCATCTGCAATTGAATACAAAACATTGTCGCTGATAAGTTGACGGATCAGACCAGAATTCACCGACAACCAACGCATCTTGCGTGTTAATTCCTGACGGTCGAATGTGGTCATCGTCCGCTTTGCATCGGCAGGCCACGGGGTGTTTATCCACGAACGCTTGTTGCTATACTTCGCACCTTCAAACTGCGAGAAGATACCCGAACCGCCACCGCCAACATCGGAGCGTGCTTTCAAACCTTTTCGCTTGGCGAACGCTTTGACATCGTTGACGGCTTTGCGAACCGCTTTTTTCAGATTGGGTTTCTTTGGCATAAATTATAGACCACGGAAATTCCACAAACCGTTATAAACACGGACACGGTCAATCGATCCGTAAATCTCTGGTGCTTTAAGTTGTAAGGCATAGCGGGCCTCGATCAACACGGTTTGGATGTCCATCGGAAAAGTCTTGTTCACGGATGTTCCTGAATCGGAATAAGACATCATAGTTTTTCCCTCAAGTAAAAGTGAACCCGCCTTGTCAGCAATCGCTTCAATGCGTTGTTGTGAAAGAATGAGGAAACATCCTGTTGCTTGTGCCATAACGCTACGCCAGAGTCAAAAAAACATAAGCGTGACGCAACACCCTTGCGGATGAAGCGTTGCCATCTCCCACAACCCATAGCCCGAATTAAAAAGAGACGCAGATTGAATTTAGTCGGGTTCATCTTTGTGTCAAGAGTCGTGACTTCTTTGTTCACCGTCTTGTTGTTCTGCTTGGATCTCTGGTTCATTTGTCAGGTGTTCAGCACGCCCCGTCAACTTCCACGCCAACGCTGGAAGCGTCAAAATGACTTCGCAGTCAAAGAAGTGATTTGCACGATCCGCAATCTGTTCCCAGATAGGTTTGCCACCAGCAGAAATCACACGCTTCTCCGCAGTCATCTGGGCGATGTATTCAGCAGGGGCATCATCCGCTTTGGTGTTTCTACCCTTGCGGATCAGAAGCGACAGGGTGTCTTTCAATCGCAAGTTGGAGAAATAGAAACGCTTCGTCCGTTTGCTTCCAACCGATTCAATCACGGGCGATGAGTATGATCGCAATTCCGTTTTCATTCCCATCGGGGTGCGTATCTTCCACGGGAATTCATTGCGTTGATCACCACGGGTTGCAACCCAACCATTCGTGGCACACGCCATCAACACCACATCAACTTCGTTTCCGCTATCGACAAAAACATTTGCTGGGTGAACCCCTGCTTTCTTGTGAATGTCCACCAATTCATTCCAAGTAAAACAGAACCCGCAACTGTGCATCCGTGAACGCCCGTCACCAGAGAACATTCTGATCACATAATAGAAAGAATTTTTCTGCACATCGATTCCCATAAACCGCAACGGAATGAAGTCAGGTGCTTTCCGCATTTCTTCTGTTAGTAAATTGAACGGGGTTGGTCTGCCTTTTACAAACCCACCTTCTTCACTCCACACTTCTCCCATCTTGTAGTTTCCAAGATGTGCTTCAATCTTCACTTCATCCGCTTGCTCACGGTAAGTCTGGGCAAGTCGCTTTTGAATAAATTCTCTGCGTGCTGAATCAGAACCATCCTCAAAGTTTCTTTTCGCTTCGATACACTCCACGGCAAGATCCCCCCAAGTCAGACCCCATTGCATCGCCAAAGCGTTCCAATGATAACCCCTGCGAGATTTAGGTGCGTGCGGGTTGGTGACAACATAAGCACCCGTTGCGTTCAATTCTGTGCGGACACGGTTTGAATCTTTGAAACTGTGTTTGCAACATTTGCATTCATAAGTTGTTCCATTCCGCACGGCATCAAGATCCCACGCACCCGTTGCACGCTTCGCATCCTGTGGGTATTTGATTTGCTCCCATTCCCACGGTTGCCGTGTCTTGCATTCAGGACATTCAAATGTCCACACACGCTGGTCAGTTGTTTTCCACCACGATGACCAATCGTCACCCTCGACACCACCTTGCGACACCAACACAACTTTTGATTGCCAGCGAAACGCAGTCGTTCGTGCCAACGCTTCCTTCAACGATCCAACACCCCATTGCCAGACTTCGTCACCGAGAATATAACGGATGGAGCGTCTTTGCAAATTGCGTTCGTTGTTTGCACCAAGCACCCAGCAAGTGTTCCCACGGAATTGAATCGCACCTTTCTTTGGAACGCCATCAACGCTTAAAAGATTTTTCACAATGGGAACGCTTTCCCAGAGGATACGCAATCGAGTCTCCAACCAATCGTCTGCGTTGCGATCGATGTCGTTCAACAGAAGGGTAGGCCCCGGGGCCAATGCGGGAATGATAAGCGATGCACCTTCAATCAACCACGACTTTCCTGACTGCACATTTGCCAACGCTCCAATCTCTTGCACCTCTGGATCAGTCAACGCACGCAACGGTTCTGCCAACCACGGTGAATTGCTTATCTTGAACGATCCAGATTGTGGCGAATAGGGGATGGATCTGACATTCCATTCCAAGAAATCCACGGGATCACGATGCGGATCAGGGGCAAGGACATCACGCAACTTCTGGGTGAAGTCATCCGACATCTTCTTCACTTCCCCCAAAGTCAGACAAGTCAGGTGGCTGGGCAGACGCTGGAGAACCAATCACATCTTCATCCGCTACGCTTGCCGACCGTGACCATTTAGCCAGCAGACGGTTCACACGCTCATCAACTGCTTTCAATGCGGTTGCTGGGTTCTCTGGATTTGCAGTTGTAGCCACATCCATTCCAAGCGACAACAGATCCGCTTTCACTTCTGCCAAAACTTTCTGAAACTTTTCCAATGCGTGTGAAGTTTTAATTAACTCCTTTGCTTCCAATCGTCTTGCAAGTGATTCACGCTCCACCGCCACCAGCGTTTTCAAAATGTTCTGGTAGGTGATGTAAAGTTTGTTCTCTTGCGGATCGCTTGTGTCCCGTGCAATCATATATCTCTGACGGGCGGCCTCCTTCAACTCACGGTGACGCTCCACCGTCTGTTCAAAATCATCGTCAGGATTGATGCGTGCAGAATCAACTTGGATGGCGGTTCGCTGGGCAACACCACCACGCTGACCACGCAACAATCTTGCGTTTCGCCAAGTCTCTGCGGATTCAATAGATTCAAGGGGCATACCCTCTTTGATCAATGCGGAAGCACGACTGACAGAAAAACCAAAATGTTCTGCAATTTGTTTCTGCGTCAACGACATAGATTATTTTCGTTTTCCCTTTTTCGATTTTGGTTTGGAAACTTTCGCCCCTTTGGAAAAAGTGAGTGTTTTTGCCTGATTTTTCCGAGGTCGCGAC